TATGAAAAAGCACGAGAAAAAAGAATCTAAAAAAATGGAAGCTCGTGAAAAATATAAAATGGGTGGAAGATCTAAAAAAGGTAAATGCTAATGATGAAAGGTTATCATAAAACAAAAAAAGGTACCATGGCTAAAAAAGGTCTTTGGTATAATATTCAACAAAAGAAAAAAAGAATCGCTGCAGGTTCAGGTGAGAAGATGAGAAAACCTGGAACGAAAGGCGCACCAACCGCTAAAGCGATTAAGAAATCACAAGGTAAAAAGTAATGGTAAAAGAACTAAAAAAAGTAGTTAAAGGTTTGAAAAAAGCATCTAAGACACATGCTCAACAAGCCAAGATAGTTAAAAAACACATTAAGAAAATGGAAAAAAAATAATGGCAAGATCACCAGCTTGGCAAAGAAAAGAAGGTAAATCTAAATCAGGTGGACTGAATCGAAAAGGTATTGCATCCTATCGTGCAGCTAATCCTGGTTCTAAACTTTCTATGGCTGTTACCACTAAACCATCTAAATTAAAGAAAGGTTCTAAGGCTGCAAATCGTAGAAAGAGTTTCTGCGCTAGAATGAGCGGAATGAAAAAGAGACTTACATCAGCAAAAACTGCTAATGACCCAAATTCTAGGATTAATAAATCACTTAGAAAGTGGAATTGTTAAATGGTATATAAAAAATTATTAGATGTTGGTAGAAAAGTAGTAAAAAAAATATCTGATAAGAAAAAAGTTATAGAAAATTTTAAAAAAGCAGACGCTGAATTAGAAGAAAAATTATTTAATAAAGACGGAAGTTTAAAAGTAGATCCAGTAAAAACGTTGGATAAACAAATAGCTAAAGACAAAGAAAAAATTAAAGAAATTGAAAAATTTTATTCTAAAGAAAGTGATAATATTAATAAAAAAGTTATTCAAAAAAGAACTTTAAATTTTAAAGGAGGTTTAATCAAAAAACCAAAATTAGCTAAAAGAGGGTATTAATCATGGATGATTTAGTCATCATACAACAACTTCAAAAAAAACTAAAATCGTCATTCCAACAGATAGGAGATGTCATGATCTCCGGTGGTATTGACAATATGGACAAATATAAGTATTTGTTAGGTCAGGCACATGCCTACCAATATATATTACAGGAAATCTCTAACCTGCTAAACAAGAAGGAGCAAAATGACGGAGACGGCAAGCACGACGATACTAACGTCGTCAAATTCGAACCAGGAAGTACCGAAGATTAAACTTGGACTTCAGGATAAATACGAAGAAGAAAAGAAACAAGAAAAAGAACCACTTAATCCAGAAAATATTCAACCGGTAGTGGATCAACTTCCAGAACCATCTGGATGGAGAATTTTAGTTTTACCATTTACACCCAAAGAAAAAACTAAAGGTGGCTTAATTATCGCACAAGAATCATTAGACCGATTACGAATCGCAACCAATTGTGGTTACGTTTTAAAAATGGGTCCATTAGCATACAAGGACAAAGATAAGTTTGAAGAGCCTTGGTGTAAAAAGGGAGATTGGGTGATCTTTGCAAGATATGCAGGATCACGTTTACCAATAGAAGGCGGAGAGATCCGAATTCTTAACGACGACGAGATTTTAGGAACCATACAAGATCCTGAATCTGTGTTGCATTACATTTAACATAGGAGGAGACTATGCCAGACGAAGAAAAGAAGATGGTAGATATAGATACATCAGGTCCTGAAGTAGATGTTGAGTTAGAGACTCAAGCAGAAGAATCAGAAGTATCGATACCACAAGAAAAGGAAAAAGTTACCGAAGTAACTAGCCCCTCGCCACAAGAAGCGAGCGACGAGAAGCAGGAAGCTAAAGAAGCAGTGCCTGCAGAACAGAAAGACGAATTAGAAACTTATAGTAAAGATGTACAAAGACGAATTGCTAAACTAACGAAAAAATGGAGAGAAGCAGAACGTCAAAAAGAAGAAGCACTTCAATTTGCTAGAATCCAAAAAGATACAGCAGATAAACTAAGTAAAAAATATTCTTCTTTAGAAACCAATACGTTAAAAACAAAAGAAACACAAATTGCTTCCGCGCTACAAGGTGCTAAAGCAAGATTGGCTCAAGCAAGAGAGTCAGGAGATATCGCAGCAGAAGTAGAAATACAAAAAGACATTTCTAGACTGGGATATGAAGAAGCTAGATTGTTAGAGTTAAAGGCTGCAAAAGAAGAACATCAGAAGGAAGAAGTGATTCCTACGATGAATAACTTTGTGGCTCCAGAAGCTCCTCAATCTACTGCGGATCCAAAAGCAGAAGAATGGGCATCTAAAAATAGATGGTTTGGTACCGATAAAGCTATGACTTATACGGCTTTTGACCTACATAAACAGCTAACGGATGAAGAAGGATTTGATCCATCTTCAGAAGAATACTATGCTGAAATTGATAAAAGAATAAGACTTGAATTTCCGCATAAATTTGTTAATAATACGACAAAGGCTGAAACCAATACGACCAAGCCCACACAGATAGTAGCTTCAGCGAGGCGAAGTGTAAATCCAGGTCGCAAAACTGTGAGACTCACCCCTTCTCAGGTTGCAATCGCTAAAAAATTAGGAGTGCCATTAGAAGAGTATGCGAAACAAATAAAAATCATGAAGGAGGTTTAAGCATATGGAAAACGATAAAATGAAGACCCCTCGTGCGAGCGAGTCAAGGGACAAAGTAAAGAGACCTACGACTTGGACTCCACCATCAAGTTTAGATGCACCCGCGCCAAAAGATGGATATGTCCATCGATGGATCAGGTTGGAAATATTAGGAGCTGATGATACGAAAAACGTATCTAGCAAACTAAGATCAGGATGGGAATTAGTGAGAGCTGATGAATATCCAGATCAAACATTTTCTACCATTGATACCGGAAAATACGCAGGTGTAATTGGACATGGTGGCCTAGCGCTGGCTAGGATACCTAAAGAGGTTGCAGAGGCACGTACGAAATATTACGCGCAGCAAACACAAGACAGAGAAGACGCTGTCAATAACGATCTCATGAAGGAGCAGCACCCAAGTATGCCTTTCAATAGTGAAAGGCAGAGTCGTGTAACTTTTGGTGGTTCTAAAAAATAATTTTTTAGAGATTCCAACAAAGTGATGCGATATTATTAAACTAAAACATGGAGTAAATAACTATGGCAAATAAAGACGCAGCTTTCGGTTTTAGACCGATAGGCAAAGTTGGCCAGAATAAAGACAACCAAGGTTTAAGTGAATATAATATTGCTGCAAACTCAAGTGCAATATATCAAAATGACACAGTGCAATTTTTAGCTACTGGTTATATTGGTGTAGCTGACACTACAACTGCAGTTCTATTAGGATCACTTAATGGTGTTTTTTATACTGATTCAGCTGATCAAAAACCAAAATGGGCAAATCACTTAGCAGCATCTAATGCAGCTACTGATATCGTTGGATTCGTTTCTGACGACCCATATGAAAGATTCGAAGTACAATCAAGCACTACGCTAGCAATAGCTGATATTGGATTAAATGCTGATATCGTATATGCAGCAGGTGCTTCACCAAACTTCGTATCTAAAGTAGAAGTAAACACAGGAAGTATGGTAAGTACAACTGCTCAATTTAGAGTGGTAGGTGTTGCAAAAGATTTAGAGAACAGTGAAAAATCTAATGCTACTACTTATGCAGCGAATGTGAATGTAGTTGGTATTATCAACGAACACTTCTTAAAACAAACAGCAGGCATATAATAGGAGATAATAATTATGGCTATATCAAGAGGACAACTAGTTAAAGAACTAGAGCCAGGATTGAATGCACTATTCGGCCTGGAATATAAAAGGTATGAAAATCAGCATGCTGAAATTTTCGATACAGAAACTTCAGACAGAGCTTTCGAAGAGGAAGTAATGTTATCAGGTTTCGCGAATGCACAAGTTAAACCAGAAGGATCTGGCGTGACTTTTGACAACGCACAAGAAACTTTCACTGCTAGATATACGCACGAGACTATTGCTCTAGCGTTTGCAATCACTGAAGAAGCGATTGAAGACAACTTGTATGACAGACTAGCGTCTAGATATACAAAAGCTTTAGCAAGATCTATGGCGAATACCAAACAAGTAAAAGCAGCGGCTGTATTAAACAATGCGTTTAGTGCATCGTACAATGGTGGAGATGGAAAACCTTTATTGGCTACTGACCACCCGACTATTGCTGGAACATTCAGCAATACATTAGCAACTCAAGCTGACTTAAACGAAACTTCATTAGAACAATCATTGATTGATATCAATGCTTTCACTGATGAAAGAGGTTTAAAAATTGCTGCAAGAGGAGTAAAAATGATTATTCCTTCTGAGCTTCAATTTACAGCAGAGAGACTAATGAAGTCAGCACAAAGAGTTGGAACTGCAGATAATGATATCAACGCAGTAAGATCTTTAGGAATGGTTCCACAAGGTTATGTGGTTAACAATTTCTTAACTGATCCAGATGCGTTCTTTATCAAAACTGACGTGCCAAACGGTATGAAAATGTTCGTGAGAGCGGCTATCAAAACAGCTATGGAAGGTGACTTCGATACTGGAAACGTTAGATACAAAGCAAGAGAGAGATACTCTTTTGGTTGGTCTGACCC